CCAGAATGAAGAAGACTATTGCTGAACTGGAGGAGATGACTAAATGATAGAAAGAATATCTAACATAGACTTCTTAGATGGAGACAACTGGGGCATAGAGTACTTCAGCCCAAAAGAATTTGATTGCACACATTGCGGTAATAACGAGACAGCGATGGAGTTAGTGTACAGGTTGGATGAACTGCGTTCATATTATGGTCATCCACTTAAGATTACATCTGGGTATCGATGCCCTCACCATCCGCTAAGTATTAACAAGCCAGTGGGTAGCATGAGTAGCCACATTAAAGGTCTTGCAGCAGACATAGCTATATCAGGGTCACGCCAACGCTTCATGGTACTGGCATTGATACATGAGTATGACATCTTTCAACGTGTTGGTATAGCAAAGGACTTCATCCATGTTGATATTGATCAGGACAAAGAGCAGTTGCTAACGTGGTTATACTGATGTCTTTCACTATTAGAGTAATCAGATTTGTGTTCCAAGTATTAATCGCAATAGCGTTATTTATAGTGTTCGCTCCAATAAAAATATGGGAAGAACTTAAAAGATGAATAAAATAATTGCAACGCTGAGAGCTATATTCCAATTCCCAATGTACTTCTTAAAGTTTGGGCCTATCAATAGTGTGCTGATGTTTAAGAAAGTTTGTGGTTACATTTGGGTTAAGCCACCTAAATAACCTCAGTAACTATATCCCCAAAGAATGTCCCACCGTTTGCGGAAGATAAGCCTACTATCTTCTTAGCCATAGGAACAGCTGCCGTGTAGGCGTTCTCAAATTCTGGTTGGAAGGCACACTCATCTGATATCACAAGACTAGCAGTATGAGATCGGATGATGTGCCCTCCTTCTGGAATCCCCCACACTATACTCCCGTTAGCAAACCTCATCTTCGAGTAACTACACTCAACTGGATTCATCTCCTTCAGCCAATCTGGCAGGTGATGGTACACGAATGACATACGGCTATTCTCTGGCTTCTTGTCATACACCAGTGATGCGGCATCCTCTTCCTTCTTACTCTGGATAAATATACTTTGATGAGGGAAGAACATAGCCATCCATAGAGCGTACAAAACCATCACCCAAGACATACGTATCTGTCTACTCTTGGGGATGAACACTCTACTCGACTCATGCACTGCACTAATGACAGCCTTTAAGTAATCCTTCGGAGGGAAGGGTTTCACTGGCGTGTCTGAGTCATGCTCATCCTTGGTCATTACTATGCCAGAGAAGATGAAGTTATTTGGGTGAGCTATCCATTCCTTTAGAAGTAGAAGCTGGTGCAATTCCTGTAAGGAGTCCGGTGATAGCCTCTTCAATGCTCTTGCCACTGACTCCTTGTCCAGCCCCGATAACGCTTGCGACTGCGTGCTTAGTTGGTTTGTCATATCCGAACATATCTCTTAATGATTTAAGTGCATCCATCTTGTTATAGAACTTAAGCTTAATCAGGTTCTTGCCATTGGCTCCCTTGCCAGAGCGTGCTTCCTCTATCTCTGCCACTGGTTTGAGGTCAGTGAAGTTAGACTTCTTAACCTCAATGCCACCGTCCTGAGTAAACTTGTAGTAGTCACTGGGATCAAGGAAGGCTATACGAGCGTACTCCTTAGCCACCTTGTCCAGTGTACATTCTACTTTCTCTTCAAGTTCTTCCTTACGTGATTCCCATCTAGCGAGGAACTTCTTGTCCTTCATCAGAGCAGGCACACGTTTCTCCAGAGACTTGACAGCATAGCCAGCTAACATGGCTGACCTATACTTACTCTGTGATGGATGCATTATGAGCAGCTCTATGAACTTGTCTTGCTTGTCATAGTGCTTGCCTATATTAGCCCCCTCTTCTATTGCCTCTCCTAAGTCAGACATTATTTACCTCGCTTTTTCTTGGGTGCATCAGTGATCACTGCACTTAAATCATCTTCAGCCTCTTGCTCTGGCGTGCATAGCATGGCATCTACCTTGGCATCAAGTTCTTCGATTGCGCTAGTTAGATGCTCACATAGCCTTACTATTTTCTGTGTGAATGGATAGGGGTCTTGATAGTTCTCAGGCAGAAGGAGAACTTTCATTTCTTTGATTTCTTCTAATTGTTTTAACATAATTCCTCTAATGATACCCAGCTCTGAGTTTAGGACTAGGCACATATGTCTTAGCCCCTTTGCTCTTGTCGTAATACTCCAGAAGTCTCACCATGCAATCACGAGCTGGTGGATAGTTTGCCTTGATGGCTTCTGGACATCTGCCCCATACCTTAAGTTGTGATCCTTCACCGTTATTCTTAGTGCGTGCGAACCATTCACGTAGAATAATTGAGTTATGATTTCTCCGTTTCTCATCCTCAAATATTACACGCACTCCTAACTGCTTACGTATTCTGTTACGCATCTCTTCATCAGAGCAGACAAGGATCAGTCTCTCTACTCTGTTATCGTTCATGAACTGTCTAAGCTCTTCGATGAACTCTTCTGACAGCCTGCCTGATACCTCGTTGAACACGTGGTACTCAGGATCGTCAACCCATTGCTTAGTTTTCCTTAAGTATATGCGTGGTATCTTTGCAGATACAGCGCAATAAGCATTGGGATGATCATCACTGCCAAGAAATAAGCTGGCTGTCACTCTCTCACATGGATGCCACGCATTCCTATAATGTAATGACAAGCCAGCTTGTGTTACATCAATCTTGTTATCCATCTATCCCGTGATGTTTATTAGGTGTCATACTGGAACTGTCAACCACATTACCTACCTTCTGTCCCATCTCTCTACGCCCTGCATCAGTGAAGCAAGCGTTACACAGATCACCCATCAGGTTAGTTGACTTGGCATAGTCATCACCGAATTCTGCTTCGTTCTCTTTGTTGGTGTTATATTTTGGCATTTATTTACTCCTCATTTTTTTTAGGTATTTCTTAGGGTCAATCTTTTTCTTTGGCATTACTGCTGGCCCTTTCCTTAAGAATTTCTTAGGATCAATCTTTTTCTTTGGACGTTTAGCTGGCCCTTTCCTTAAGAATTTCTTAGGATCGATCTTTTTCTTTGGGTCATACTTGGATACCATGCCGTTCTCCTTAGTTTACTATATGCTTCTTCGTCTAGTTTTTTTACGCTCACCATAGTAAGGCAATTTCTTTACCTTGGCACCCTTCCTCTTCTTTGGTGTCTTAGCCCAGCCTGATGGATGATCTTCCTGTTTCTTCCTTCTTGGCTTTGTCTTTCGTGGTTTACGTGGCACTACTTTAATACCCATGCTGTTCTCCTTAGTTTACTATATGTTTACTAACATCGAAGCTGTCTACCTTCTCAGCCATCCAGTTAGTGGACAACATTTTGAACACATACTTCGTTGCATCAATGCTATGGTTGTTCTTGTCAATCATAGTTTCCTTCACGTTCTTATGCTGACCTGTCACGTTAGCCCACTCTGCGTATCTCCACTGAGACATCTCACTCCAGTGACTCTTGCAACTCTGGAAGATCCTATAGCGTGGATTACTGTGCGCTCCCTTCTTGTTATCAAGCTTGCCCCACATCTGTTCGTTAATCAGTTCAGCAAACTCAGTATCACCACCACGTGTACCCTTAATGAAGTGGACTCCCTGTTCACTAAACAGTTGTGCCATGCTGACAAGATCGGTTACGCCAGCACGTTCCTGTGTCTTAGCCCATACACTAGGATCAGCTACAATCCACTCTAGACGGTCATACAGTTTATGTTTCTTAATAGCTTCACAAGTAGCGACATATCCTGAGTTCCTTTTGTAGAACTCGTGTGTTAAATAGTAATCATCATTCTTCTTGTCATGCGCTACTACCACGAAAGCTGTTGTCCCACGCCCAGCATAGTCAAAGCCGCCATATAGTTTCCAGTCATCGGGGATCTCGAAGGGTGCAATGTATATTCGCTCCCGGTATTTCTCCATATGTGGGAATACAAGCTGACCTCCTTGTGCGTTGAAGTCGATCTCCATTTCCCTGCGCCACTTAGCTCCCTCCATACCACCGGGATAGCCACGCAATGCCTTGGATAACCATTGCTTGCCAGCTGGCGTATCCATGTCCTTATCCTCATCGGCTGAGTAGTGGACACGTATCACACGCACGCCATCCTTTGTCATGTAATCGCTAAATCCCTTCATCTATTCAACCTATTAAGTTCTCTTCTGAAATCTTTGTTGTCTATATGTGGGATTTTACGCAGTATGTTATTCATTTCAATCTTGGTATCGGGTGTGGCACTCTTATATGCGTTATAAAACATCCTTGCTCTGGTCACCGGGTCACGCTCACCTTTTATCTTGTACCACATCCAAGGGTTTTCAACGTGACCCACCTTCCTGTGTAGCTCGACTGCATTATCCCACTTACGCTTAAGTTTAGCTGCGTGTTCACGATTCTTTGAGTTACGTATTACAATGAGTGCATCCTTAGATACCGCAAGCTGTTCCTTGTGGCCCCTAGCCTTCCTAAACTTACCCAGATGGTAATTAATAAGGGTATTATCATCCGCTCGTTCAGAGTTTACACTTAGCCTTGCCTCCTCAGCCTTCTTGTCCATCTCAAGGTTAGTCCCATCAGTCCACTTAATGAGTCTACTGAGTAATGGTATCTTCTTGTTTAGCTCAAGGAATGATTCCATCTTTGTCTTCTCAAGCTTGATCCCTTCTTCAGGTGACAAGTAATCCTTTACAGATGTCGTAGTAATATCCAAGAACTTGATAGCTGAGTTAGATGGGGTGATGAACTGTGAGAATACATATCTCAACCTCACTGGGGAGAACGGCTCTCCCGGCAACGCAAGGTTAAGTGTGTCAGCAATCTGGCTGAATAAGAAGTGTG